ATGGCCTATTTCATTGACCGGCGGCTGAACGGCAAAAACAAAAGCACGGTGAACCGCCAGCGCTTTTTGCGCCGTTATAAATCGCAAATCAAGCAGTCGATTTCCGAGGCCATCAACAAGCGTTCGGTAACCGACGTGGAGAGCGGCGAGTCGGTCTCCATTCCAACGGAAGATATCAACGAACCGATGTTTCATCAGGGGCGCGGCGGCCTGCGTCATCGCGTGCATCCCGGTAACGATCACTTTGTCCAAAACGATCGTATTGAACGACCACAGGGTGGAGGCGGCGGAGGCGGTAGCGGACAAGGCCAGGCAAGCCAGGACGGTGAAGGCCAGGACGAGTTCGTGTTCCAGATCTCCAAAGATGAATACCTCGATCTCCTGTTTGAAGACCTGGCGCTGCCGAATCTGAAGAAGAACCAGCACCGGCAGCTTAACGAATATAAAACACACCGTGCGGGTTATACCGCAAATGGCGTTCCGGCCAATATCAGTGTGGTGCGCTCCCTGCAAAACTCGCTGGCGCGGCGTACCGCCATGACGGCGGGGAAACGCCGCCAGTTGCACGCGCTGGAAGCGGATCTGGATATCGTCGCCAACAGCGAACCGGCACAACTGCTGGAAGAGGAACGTCTGCGCCGTGAAATTGCGGAGCTGCGCGCTAAAATAGAACGCGTGCCGTTTATCGACACGTTCGATTTACGCTACAAAAACTACGAAAAACGCCCTGAGCCCTCAAGCCAGGCGGTGATGTTCTGTTTAATGGACGTGTCCGGCTCAATGGATCAGGCCACGAAAGACATGGCGAAACGCTTTTATATCCTGCTGTATCTGTTCCTCAGCCGGACTTATAAAAACGTTGAGGTGGTCTATATCCGTCACCACACCCAGGCCAAAGAAGTGGATGAGCATGAATTTTTCTACTCCCAGGAAACCGGCGGGACCATTGTCTCCAGCGCACTGAAATTAATGGATGATGTGGTGAAGGAACGCTACGACCCGGCGCAATGGAACATTTATGCCGCTCAGGCGTCGGATGGCGATAACTGGGCCGACGATTCTCCGCTGTGCCATGAAATTCTGGCGAAGAAAATTTTGCCAGTGGTCCGTTATTACAGCTATATCGAAATTACCCGTCGCGCTCATCAGACGTTATGGCGGGAATATGAACACCTGCAGGCGCGATTTGATAATTTCGCCATGCAGCATATTCGCGATCAGGATGATATTTATCCGGTATTCCGCGAACTGTTTCATAAGCAGAATTCAGAAATTCACAGTTAATTAAATAAAATCAGTCAGTTAAGTTAATTTTCTGGCTGATTTTATCATGTTCCTATTCTCTTAAAACTTCGTTATGGATCAACAAGTTGCATTTGGTTTTGGGGAAGGATATTTAATGATTTCTGTCATGGGGTGTCAGGGGGCGGAGGTTCAAATCCTCTCGTGCCGACCAAAATTCCCTAAGAAAACCAACCCATTGCGGTTGGTTTTTTTATGCCTGCGATTTGGCGATGGTAAAAAGATGGCAAAATGATGGTAAAACCCCTGTCATTTTACCCGAAGTAGATCTGAAAACCGCGTAGTGTAGCGCGGCGAAAGCATGTCCCTTTTCATATGCCACTGCTGCTGGATACCCTGCCCCAAAAACAAACAGCGAGCCTCATCTTTGGTGGGGTGTTAAAGACAGAAAAAACCGCCGGAACCCGTGAAAGATAAATGTTTCGCTAAAGTAAAAAGTTTTGCGGCCGTTATGTTATATACCTGCGCCCTGAACGCAGGATAGAAAAAGTTATTAAGGGATTTATTTGCCCGCGCCCGTGCGGGCTTTTTTCTATCTGTTGCTCCTGGCAGGGTACTTTGATGACAGAACTTACTTACTAATAAGCCCCTCCACCATTTTCTTCAGCTCTTCCATGTCTGATTTAAGTGCTTCAATTTCGAGCTGTTGCGAACGATTTTCCTCGACAAGTGACTGCAGTACGGCATGATGCACTGCCACCATGGCACCGGAATCGCCTGCCTCAACCGCCAGTACATCATCAATCACTGTTCCGTCATCAAGCTCGCGGGAGCCAGTGTTGATCACGGCGTCCGGGAAAAACCTGGCGATGTCATTCGCGATGACGCCCATGCCGAAACGTCCCTCTGCGCCTTTATGCCGATACCTCCAGGTGGCTGCCCTGATCCCCATCAGAACATCGCGAGGGTTCTGTATAGGCGCAATGTCGTTTTTGACACGTTCGTCAGAACCAGAGTTAACCCATGACCCGCTTGCGATGGCGTTTCCTGTCTGGCTAAAACTATATGTACCGATGCCACCAGTGACCCCGGCGATAACGAAGCGGATGGCATGCGTACTGGTTACGTAATGCTGAATACGCGAAAATGACCCGTCCGGGGCGAACATTTTTGCCAATGTGTTTTCGAAGGTTCCAGTTCCCGCGACGCCGTGTGCAGCACGCAAGATGATCGCCTCGCCGGGGTCGCCCGACGTTGTGCGGTTAACAAAGTCGATTACACCACTGTAAGAAGACCCGCGATAATCTGCCGCGTAAACGATGCGTGAGTCATCACCCGCTGCAACGGTGCCGGCACCTGTACCAACGTTTTTAGTCGCGGAGTCGCCGAGTTGCAGAGCGGAACGCGCGCCGCCCGGAGTGGTGGCCCCTGTTCCGCCATTCGCAACCGGGATAACGTCGGCACTTGTCCAAATCTGGCGTACAGCAAAAATTCGTGAACCCTTACTGCCTGAAATTCGAACCTGATACCGCCTGAAAAGGCTATTGGTGACATGCGATAACCAGCATTCGGCCGTGACAATAGATCCGTCAACACCGATTACATTGAAACATACAGGCGTCGAGCCCCATCCTGTGGTATCGACTCCTGGCGGGGTATTAGTCATGTTGCTGGCAGCAACTGAGAACTCCTGACCACTGACAAAATCAAACTGGTTCCAGTCCATTCCGGATACGGATGACATGCTCGATACGCCAAGGCCCAAATCATTCAGTACCTTTGCCCCTTGCTGCTCCCAGGAAGACCAGGTGGTCCCGGATAGCGTCCGCTGCCAGGTGCGGTTGATAAACGCAGCACCCGATACGATGGCGGTGAATCGCTGCACCACTGAATTAGCGCTGCTCCGCAACAGCACTTCACAGATACCTGTCAGCCCGGATGCCACAGGGCCGTTTGTAGCGACACCAGTAATGGACCAGGTGCCGGGGGTAACCAGGGCATTTAAATCACCCTCATAATATCCGGGGCGCGAATTCACACCGACGAGGCTCCAGTCACCCCATGGCCCGTCCACCCCGTTCCATGATGCAGTGAGAGAGCGGACATAAACGTTGCCGTTTCGGACTGTATACCGCTGGGTGCCTCCCCATTGCCCGCCTGCGAACACTTCCAGGAAACCCACAGCATTCGGTTCCGGGAAATTGCTGGCTGGCTGCGCATTATTCGATGTGCCCTGCATCCATATCCCGGCAAGCGCCGCTGTCGGTCCATAGCTGTTCAGATTAGCTGCTGCTGGCAGCGCGCCACGGACCTGCTGTGATGAACCGACCAGCCCTGCCATTTTTGTCCATGACGGACCCGGAACCTTTGTGCCGTCCGGCAGGGTGATGTTGATATCTCCGTCAGCAGAATAAAATGACTGCCAGTTAGCTTTGTCATTATTCATCCCGCGCATTGCAGCAGTCGTCTGCGCTACCAGGTCAGCCGTGACCTGACTGAGCACCTTGCGGGGCACCGCTGCCCAGGCAGCACCCGTGGTGGTTGGCCCGGTGAAGGGGCTGGCCAGCGTGGCGGCCGTGTTACTGGTGACGGTATCAACCGGCAGGGTGTACAGCACGCCGCCGATGGTCGCGGTAATGAAATCGCCCGGTTTTAAATCTGTTGTGAATAACGTACCGGTACCAACAACCGCTGTGGAATTGTTGGTCAGTTTAATTGTTCCTGCGGACATAATGTCTCCTGATTACAGGCAATAAAAAACCCGCCGGAGCGGGCTGGTTTACGTGATTTGCTCGAATGAGCCGGAGCCGCGCAGGATGAGCATGGTGGGTGAGGATATCGACGCTCCCGCGCCCGGCAGTTGCTGATCTGCGTTCACTACGCAGGATGCGTTGATTACCCGTTCGGAGGTGCGCACGCTGTGCATGACTGCTGCCGTAAACACCCCGGAGCCCGGGGTGTTAAAGTTAAATGACTTTGAGACACCATTTATCGTTATGGTGGCAATCGCCCCGACAGAACCGCTGTTGGCTCCCTGAACCCTGACGTTCATTAACACGACCACCTGTTTTGCGAGATTGAATGTTGCGCTGTCCACATACCGGAAGGACCGCACATAGCCATTCGGGGCATCATCAAAGAGCATGCCGTTAGCCGCATCGCCAATAAAGTTGACTGCCTCCACCGTCCCTGTAAATTTGCCTCCGCTGGCGTAGACAGTGCCTCTGAACTCACCATCAGTCGCATAAACCGAGCCCCTGAAGGAGCCTGATTCGGCATAAACGGTTCCCCTGACGGTTACGCCCGCGAGCCACGCAAACCCGCTTTTGTTAATGTGCCAGCCCACATTGCCGGATCCATCCCAGTTGTTGGACTGGATGTACTGGCCAATTTTGGCATTCGTGATCGTTCCGTCCTGGATAAACCCGGAGCTCAGAAACACCTGACCGTTAACGATGGCAAAAGGCGAGTACATGACGCCGCCCTGCCCCGACAGCATCACGAACTGATCGGCATTAATCGCCACGCGGGTTTTTACCGCTGAACCGTCAGCTATGACCGCCACAGACAGCCCGGCGTCGTAGTAGTTACCGTTGTATTTCACACCCGTTTTCAGGGTGTAAATTGCATTGGCGGTTGTTGCGTCCGCATAGGCAGTCATTTTTTGATTGATGGCGGCCTGTTGATCGCCAAACTTCGTCGCGACCTGCGTCTGGTACTGGGCAAAGGCCTGTTCTGCGCTGGCCTGCGCCTCCTGAATGGTGGTAATGCTGCTGTTAACGCCTTTAAAATCCGCCGCTACTGACAACCGGTATTCCGCGAACGCCTCATCCGCTGTCGCCTGTGCGGTTTTAACCTCGTTGATTTCCGCAGCAGCATCGCCAAACTGAACGGCCACAAGCTCCTGGTACTGTGCAAAAGCCCGTTCGTTATCGGCAATGGTAATCCTGGCCTGCGAAATTTCAGCGCGCGCCAGTCCCACCTGTTCATACTGGATCTGTGCCCCTTCCACCTGCGCCAGCGTGACCTGCATCTGTCCTGCCAGGGTGAAATCAATCTGCTCTGTCAGGCGCTTCCCGTCCTCTGACGTCAGCAGATCTTTGGCAATATCTTCCAGATAATCGGCGGCCTGGTCGTTAGCCATGCCCCTGATCCAGTCGGTCCAGCCTGATTCATTGCCCGTTTTGTCGACCAGCTGAGCGCGGTACCAGAAAATCTGGCCCGCCCGCAAACCAAGCTGGGTGTAATCCATTTGTGGATATGGCACATCCGACAGCAAAAGCGGATCGGCGTGGTCATCACGCGGCGTGTACTGAATTTCCGTTTTCAGCGTGTCTTCCGTGTTGGGCGGGAAACCCCAGGTAAGGCGAATGCCCCAGTTGATGCCGGTGGCCGTAAAGTTGATAGGCTTTGGCGGATTACCGACTTTACCCGTCAGCGTTTTTTCCTGAGAGTATCCCCAGCCGCTGGATATCTCCGCCGCGTTGATGGCGCGGACGCGCACCAGGTAGCGCCCTGCATAAATGCCCGGCACTTCAAACGACGTGGTCGAACTGCGCGGCACGTTCACCCAGTTCCCGTCGTTGCGGCGCCACTGCGCTTCATACGCGATCGCGTTCGGAGCGGGGTTCCAGCTGGCGCGCATCGTTTCAATGCTGATGCCCTGATTCACCACCGAGTAAGAACTGATGGCGATATTATCCGGGGGAAACTGGTTACCCGGTGGGATCACGCTTACCGGACGCTGGTCAATGATGGCGCCGGTATCGATGCGGGCATACTTATCCGGATCGTGAAACGCGCCTGAGATGGTAAATGTGCCGTCGTTGTTGTCGCTGACACTCACCACCCGGTACTGCTGGGCATACAGCTCATCAGACTCCACTACCCATACGCTTTCTGCCTGCGGTATTTCTCCGTAAGCGATACTGACCGTAACGGCCTGACCGTTGATCGCCTGGATTGTTCTGGCCTGTGACGCGCCGGAAGGAAGATTGAGAATAAGGCGATCGCCCGGCTTTGCATCCGGCACGCGGTCGAGGTTAATCACGCGCCCGTTAACCGAACTGATACGGCCGCCGGTGACTTTACCGGACAGCATTTCGTCTGCGACAGCGATGATATAGCCCGGCTGCGGGATGTTACCGTCCAGCCCAACGGAGAAAGTGACGATGCGGTCCTTGTTGTTGGTCAGGATCCCCCAGCGTCCCTTGCGGTTTGCTTCACTCTGCCGGGTGCAGCCAATCGCGGTCATCTCAAGCTGGTTAAACCCGTAACGCGCAACCAGCGGTTGCTCAAAAACCGGCTCCATGGCGTCGGCGTAACCGTTAGCCGGATCGGAATACGAGACCAGCGCCGTGGTGTAACGGGTTTTGGTCGTGCTGCTTGAGTAAACGAATTCACCGTTGACCACGTTGGCGCGGGTGTAGCTGTAATCAATATCGCGCGGCATGTCTGCCAGCGCCACAATCTGATTACCGCCCCAGTAGGTCATGCCCCGGAAGATAGCCGCAAAGTCCCGCAGCACGGTATAAGCCTCGTTACGGTCCTGCACATAAACGTTACAGGTATAACGTGGCTCCAGGCCATTTCCGCCTTTTCCGTCCGGTACCAGCTGATCGCAGTACTGTGCCACCTGGTACAGCGTCCACTTATCGATATTGGCCGCCGTCAGCCGGTGACCCAGGCCAAAGCGGTCGGCGACCACGATATCGTAAAAAATCCACGCCGGGTTATCTGTCCAGGCCCATTTAAACCCGCCCGTCCAGGTGCCGTTATAGGCGCGTGTCAGCGGATCATAATTATCGGGCACGCGGATCACGCGCATTGCCGGTTCACAGGAAATCTGCGGGATGCTGCCGTTGAACTGACTGGAGTCGAACTCGATGTATAACAGTGCAGTGTTCGGATAACGCAGCTTGGCGTCAATGACTTCCGTATAGCTCTGCAGCGTCATGGTGTCGCCAGTTTTTGCGCTGTTGGCATCCGGCGTCAGTTTGCGAAGCCGTAAAGTCCAGGTGCTGGCGCCACGCGGCAGGTCAATACGGTGACTGCGCTCGTAGCCTGTGGTGGTCTTTCCGGTTACCGCCGTACTGATAACAGTCTGCCACGCTCCACCATTAGTCTGCAGGTCAACTGCATAGGCAACCGAATTGCCCACCAGATCCACGTTATCCAGCTGCTGGTAAAGTGACGGCCACTTGATACGCAGGCGAACGGCAGATAACTGCGTGTTGGTAAACGTGCGCGTCCAGGCGGTGGCACTGGATACCTCCGTGCCGACACTGATTTCGTTTTCTGATCCGGGCATGCCCTGAATATAGGGCTGAGCCTGATTACCCGGTCGGAAATCCCAGGCGACGCCGGAAAAGTTCCGGGAGCCGTCCGGGTTTTCAATCGGGGTACCATCCAGAAAAATGTTGCGCCCTGTCAGCCCACCAGCAAACTCCCCCTCGCCCAAAGCAAGCAGGATTTTCGCTTTTGCCACCGACTGGAGATCGTCCGGTTGTTCCGTGGGCGTGCGCTGTTTGGAGCCGCCGCCTTTGCGCCCTTTGATAAGTTCTGCCATGTTGCGCCCATAAAAAAACCGCCAGGCGGCGGTGACTGTGAGGAAATAATCAGGATGGTTATTGTTGATCTTCGACGTAAATCCCGGCGGAAATAATCGCGCCACCGATACGGCGTTTTCCGTAGCCAATGGGTACCGGATAACCCTGCGCAGCTGTATTGGTCACGCCGCCGAACGCATAAGATGCCCGGTTATCGGCATCCTGTTTGCTCGAGAGACCTCCTGGCTGAGGAGAAATCATCTGTGTCACGCCACCGATAGTCATTGCTGCGCCAGCCGCAAACATCAAGTTACTTGCAGCAATCCCGATGCCGGGCATCCAGATTGATATTGCCACCAGCACAGCACCAAATATTGTTTGCAGCACTCCTGCCTTTTTACTTCCAAGAATAACAGGAACAATACGGATAATTTCTTCAGTAACCGGAAAACCGAGGTCATCTTCACCGACATTCTTTTTTCCACGAAACACTGCATAAGTTAGCCCGCGCCGGTGACTTGAAATCATAAATTGTTCAAAGCCCTTAATCGTAGCGGCCAGCGCACGTGGGGCTTCATGAATAGTGCTAATTAAACGATAGTGCGTTTTACCAAATTGCTTGCCAAGAACCCCGCCCAACTCAATCCTCGTTGTTATTTCCTGCATAATATACCTCCATAAAAAAACCCCACTTATGGGGCTTTTTGTTGTTTGGTCATTATAAAAGTGAATCATAATGTTCAATAAACAGCGGCCTAATTTCAATAGGAAGCCCTGCAATTAGCCGATCTATTTTAACTTGATACTTATGCTTAAGTTGTTCTTTTGAAAGTTCAACCGAGGCGCCATGGCTAATAAGCTCTGAAACCGCAGCCCTTTCACTTTTAATTTTCTTAACCAACTCTTCAACAGCAAGCTTGTCAAGGGCAAATGATCCTGCCTCACGTTTAAAATAAACACTCGGGAGCCATTTATCATCCATATCTGACGAATCTAAATTTACGTCATTTTCTAAATCACTACCACAATGCTTACATTTAATGGCTTCATATTTTATATACTCAGCGCAATAAGGACATTTCTTTAAACTTTTATCACTAACATTCCGCGATTCAATTTTTTTGTTGTCAGGCTTGATTAGCACCGCATGGATTATAGCAACGATAAATAGCGCAGCACCATATATCCACCACCCAATAAAGGAACGCCCTTTACTTTTAGCGATCGCAGCCGGAATCAAGCCAAGCAGCATTGACAATATAATAAATTCCATTTTACCCCCTAATTATTCCAAATAAAATAATCATAACAGGGCGATGCTAAACTACCAAGCATGTGGCACATCAAACTTTAAATTACATGAATTTACACTTATGCCTTAAAACTTTCATCGTCCTCTCTAACCAATAGCCACCGTACGGCACTCGCTGACTGAGGTGACCATAAAGGTGGTGCAACAGCATATTCCCTTCCAGCAATACTCCGGCGTGATTCCACTTATTCGACTGAACCTGCATGATCACCACGTCGCCCGGCTGCGGCGCGCCGGTGAACTCCCGGAACCCGCATTCGTACCAGTTATCCTGGTAAAGATTATCCGGGTACTGATCCTCCCACCAGGGGTAATCGACGCGGTAATCCGCCAGCTCGATACCGTACGTCAGGCGATAGTAGCTCATCACCAGCCCCCAGCAGTCGTAAACGCCCAGCACAAACGGACGCTCCAGCAGCGGAATTTCGCCCCGCGGCATGATGGTCCGTAAATCCCCTTCCGGCCAGCTGACGATATGCCAGGGCAGCGCCGTCACATCACACTGCGCCTTATCCACTTCACTCGGCTGCGTGGTGGCGTCCGGATGGCTGTGCACGATGGCGGTGACCGTGCCCCACTCTTCCGCCGTGGCGTAATCCTCCGGCGACATGTGAAAATGTTCTGTGGGTTCAGTAGAGAGATTACGACAGGGGAAATATTTTTCCACTCTGCTTTTCTGTGCCACCACCCCGCAGCACTCGCGGGGATATTCCGCTTCGGCGTGGGCCATAATGTCCGCGATGGTCTTTTTACGCATGTCAGCTCCGGATCAAAGAAGTGCCCGGGAAGCCACCGAACGGCAGCTCGTTACCTTCACCGAACCGCAGTTTGCAGGCGGTCAGCGTGCCGTTGCATTCATCGCGGGACGGGTCATCCACGGGATTGTTGTTTTTGTCGAAATATCGCGTCCCGGCGTAATCACAGCCATCACCGGTACGGTATTTATTACGGATGCACCAGGTACAGAGGGAATGAAGCTGGCGTGTCGGGATCATCAGTCCCTGCAAATCCATCGGGCTCGATAACGCGAACTCCACCACCTCACTGGTTTCAGAGGTTTTCGCGTCGATATACCAGACCTGCAGTTTTTCCTGCGTGGCATCTGCCGTCGGGTTTCCGCCGGGAAAGTTACGCGCGTCGAGGTATTGCGCCAGCGTGTCATGAATAGTGACCTTCGCCTGCAGCATATCGTCATACGCAAGGCACAGCGCCGTGACAGAACCATCAAGATTGGCAACACGAAAGACCGGCTGCGCACTTTCGCCCCCCGTCGATTTTTCTATCCCTTCAATCTCACACGGCCAGGCCTTATATTCCTGACCCTGCCACCAGATGCTTTTTGCAGCCAGTTTTGATTCATTACCGTTGGCGGCGAGTATTTCAGCTTCAGAATGGGGAATGCTGTGACTGTGGAAGCGCATAACCTCCCCCACGCCGAATGCCGTGCCGTCGACAGAAAAAAGCCGGACTGTGTCGCCCGGCTCAAGTTTCTGGTAATCGCTGTTGATCATGGTGCAAACGCCTGTTCAAAGGTTGCAGTAATTGTCATTACCGTTTTGCTCTTTATGATTTTCTGAAGGCTGTCAGCCTCAACCCGCCATAAAGCGAGATCACCGAAAGGCGGTTTAAACGAGAAGGATTTTGTTTTATGACGCCGGAGAAAAGCATAAATCTGCAGGCCCAGTTCTGGTCGCCCGGTAAAGGAATATTCGTAGGTCAGGGTCTCGCTGTTCAGCCCTGAACCACTGACCTGTGTATAGCCATCGCCGAACTGAACCTTGCGGATCGTGTCGGTGCTTTTAGTTGTTGGCTGACTGGACGACTGAATCGACCAAGGGAATATTTCAATAGTCATAGTCCACCTTAAAGATTCTTCGTACCCGCAGCATGGCTAATTATTGTTGCAATACTTTCTGTAGCGGTTAAGGCTTTCTATGTCTGAATTTGATAATAATGCTGGTTCTCCATGATCAAATCCATAGGGTGTGCTTTCTACATATATGTAAAATAAAGTATCACCTTGATAGCCACCAAATCCATTTTTGGCATTCACATTGCCACATATATAACCGCTAAGTTTTGATTTGCTATTTTCATTATCTGGTGAAAACATTACACCCTTGAAAATAGCGCTATCAGGATCGCGAAGAGACTCCATGATTTTTTGCTTTCCAAAATCTATAGCTTCACTATTTTGTCCATTGCAACCTGATAAAAAAAAGCAGGCTAAAGCAAAAACACTAAATTTATTCATTTTAATATCCTAAATCGCTCAAAATAAATGTATTTTACTTAAACGATATATGAAAGTAACTACCGTTTTTGCTGGGCTATCCAGATCAGGCCACCAGGACGCACTGCTTTAGCAATGCCATCATTTACGGCCTGCGTAATGACCTGCTGATAAGCCCGCCCGAGTTGGTCTCCGGGAGGTTGCTTCGTTTCATTCTGCGGGGAGGTGACAGAAACGGGCGCATAGACACTAACGCCCATATGGCCCGTGATCGGCGCTGATCCGCCGCCAACAAGTCCACCCGACGCGTAACCACGCATCAGATTGTAAAGATTGCCCACACCCAGACGACTGGTTGCTTCTTTGGTGAATACGAACTCGCCACGGTGAACCACCCCAGCAGGCTCGTATTTTCCCCCGGATCCTGTGTAACCGCCGGTGGCAAAGCCCATTGCCGTCGTGGCCGAGTTGACCATTCCCACCAGCGCCTGCTTCATCAGTATTTGGGTAAGCATGGACATAATTGATCGCGTGAAATCCGACCAGCTTGCTTTACCGTTAGTGAGCATTGCTGCCATGTTTTCACTGATACCGTCAAACGCGGTGGAGGCTAATGATTCCATCTGGCCGTACGCGTCAGAAGCTGAATCAACATAGTTAGCCCATGCGGTTCGTGCCCCTGCCTGCCAGTTACCGCGTAACTCATCCTGAGCCGCGTAAAAATTCCTGAGCAACTCCAGTTCCTGCCGGTACCCTTCGTCCGTTTCCGTGCCTCCTGCATTCTTCCAGCCCTGCAGCAGTTGTGCTTCGTCCAGACGGCGCTGTGTTTTACGGCTACTCATCCCGGCACTTTCCGTCAGTGCCCGGGTCTTTTCACTCATTTGCGTCGAATACTTCAGTGACCTGTCCTGTAGATCATTCAGCCGCTCCTGAATCAACTTTTCATCACCAAGGCGGGCGTTTATTTCCGCCTGGGCAAGAATTCTATTCTTATTGCTGAGAAGAGATTTTTCATCGGCACTCAATGCGCGGCTTTTCGCGGCGTTCTCCAGCACGGTAAACCTGGCCTGCTCTTTCCATAGGTTTTTCCGTTCCTGACTGATGCTGTCATTCAGACCGCGGTGCTGGCGCAATACCTCCAGCTGCGCCTGAAGTTCAAGTGTTTGCGCGCTGATCGAATCTGATGCCTTAACGCCACCAGGCGTGGTGGTTCTGGCGGGCTTTTTAAGCGAACTTTCGTATTCCTTTTTCGCTGCGGCCATCAGGGTGTTGTAGCTTCCCTGAAGGATGCGCCCTTCCTGCAGGGCCTTGTTCAGCTCCTTCTGTTTACTGGTATATTTTTCCAGAGCAGTCTGCGACTTTTCGTATGCGGATTGCGCCTGAGCGGCATAACTAACTCTATCCCGCTCAATTTTGGCCTGAGTTTCTTTCCCCTGAGAAGCCAGAGCCTCAATATCTGCCTGCTGCTGCGCCATTTCTAAGGCAGCACGGGCACGATCAAGAACTTTTTGATACTGCGAACGCAGTGAATCAGATACACCTGAACCAGTCGCGTTTTTATCGAAGTTGGCCTGGGCAATATCAAACTGCTGTTGAGCCTTTTTCAGCAGTTCAGCACCGGTATCAGGGCGACCGATATCAAGTATCTTGTCCCACATCGACTTGAACGCATCGCCGACGGTGTTCGCCGCGCGCTCCAGGGTGCCCATATTGCCTTCAATAGCCTGGGTCTGCCTTTCAAACCCCTCGGTAGCCGCATCGTTTGCCGCTTTCAGTGCGCCTGCCGCATCGCCGGAGCGCTGGAGCTGTGCCACATGCTCAATCTGTTCAGCCGTCACGTTATGAAACTGCTGCGCCATGGCAATCAGGCCGGATGTGGGATCGCTGGTCAGTTTTCCGAACGCTCTGGCAACATCTTCAATCTCAAGACCGCTTTTGTCCGCGAACTCAGTAATGCTCACCGAAAGACGCTCGAAATTAGCGCCTGCAGCAACACCTGCATTTACCAGCGCCGTTAACGTCCCGGCGGCAGCCGAGAAGGTAATCCCGGCGCTGGCGGCGGCTTTACTCACCATCAGCATTCTTTCGGCAGTCAGGCCAGCAGTATTGCCGGAAAGCACCAGTGTTTTATTGAAATCGGAGAGCTGTGAATTACTGCGGTACCAGGAATACAGCATCAGCCCGGCGGTAACCGCAACAGCGGCCAGCGCCACATTAAACGGCGTGATAAATCCGCGTGCCCGGCCAAGATTCTCTGCAGCATCGGAGGCGTTATTAAAACTCTCCGCAAGTTCACCCGCGCTGTCGCTCGCTTCATCCGTGGATTTCTGCACATCACCACTAAAGCCAAAGAGCGCATCGCGCAGCGCCTGAAACATCGGCCCGAAGCCGCCGAAGCTGTCTTTCACCTGCCCGCCCTGCTGGAGCAGGATGAGGAACGGAGACTGCCCACCGGCCAGCTGCGTGGCAATATCGGTAAACTGAGCAGGCAGCATGCGTACAGCATTACTGTACGCGCCCACTGACATCCCTGCACGGCGGGCTGCGGCTTCCTGCCGGTTAAACGCCCGGTCCACCTGGTCGGCGGCAGCGGTTGCAGCCTTACCCAGTTCGCTGAGTTTCTTTCCGCTGTAAGCCAGTTGCTCATTAAATTTTGGCGAATTCAGATCGAGATTAACGATCAGGTCACCCACCGGCTGGGCCATAGCGCACTCCTCCTAGACTTTCAGCAACGGACATCATGGTGTTGTCATCCTGTTCGGTAACCAAATCAGGGGGATTAAGAAGACTGAAGCTGGCGGGAGTCAGCTCCGTGTCCTTACACATGATGGAAATAATAAGATGGCTCAGGCGGGAAAAATGAACATCCTGCAGATCGTTTTCGAAATACTGTTCGCGGTAAAAACGCCCCCACTCAGCCAGTTCTGAAGATGACATGCCGGCAAGCATCTGGCGCCAGTCCGGGCGTCGAAATTCCCTCGCCAGCTTCATGACAAAATTCAGCTCGCCGGCGAGGACTTTTCCGCATCGGGCGCTTCGGCTTCTTCCTGATCCCCGGCATTGTCTGGCGAGGCCTCCGGCAACATATCAGACAGCACCTTCACGAACCGATCAGCAGCCCCAATCATGTTGATCGGCCAGCCGGACAGAATGTCCTGATGCAGTTTTTCAACATCGCCTTTAGCGGGGTCGGCCTGCCAGAGCGACATCGCAACCAGTCGGGCGCCGAGGCGAATATTTTGCTCCACCAGCAGCGGGTAAAGCGTTTTCTCGTCAGCATCTTCCGGCAGTTCTTTTTCTGCTCCGGCAATAAACTGCAGGTGCTCAATACGCTGTAAGGCAGAAAGTTCGAAAAGCGTAATTTTCTCTTCACCATACTCAAAGAGACCGGATTTCAGGTATTTAGACATTTTTACTCCGTAAAGGGGCTTTCGCCCCTCAGGGTTCAGGAAACGGTAACTTTACAGATCGCAATGAACTGACCGTCACTGGTCATCACCACGATGTCCGCCTGGCCGGCGGCCACGCCCTTAACGGTCAGGACATTGCCGGCCACAGTTACAGTCGCTTTCGAACGGTCGGAAGACGACGCCAGGAAAGTTTTATCCGTGGCGCCAGACGGGTTAACCGTGACATTCAGTGAATCGGAAGCATTGACCGCCAGTGCAAGTGCGGTTTTGCTCAGCGTCACGCCGGTCACCTGAGTAACGGGTGTTCGGGTCTCTTCCGCCAGGCTTGGCTTGCCGTTGTTACTGATCTTCACGCTGCGGGTGATCACTTCTTTTGCCGGAATGGTTTTACCCAGGCTGCTGATCCAGCCTTTAAACACGTCAACCGTACCGTTGGGGAATTTAATTTTGTAGGCGCGCACATCGCCTGCATAGAACCAGTCAACCAGCCCCTGCTGCCCGGATTCACCCGGCTTCCAGGCCAGCACAAAGCTGGTTTCGCCAGCGGACTTTTCACCCTGTGCGGTGTTCGTCCAGTCAGCGTTGGGATCGTCAAGATAAGTATCGTCATAAGACTCCGCCGTCAGTTCCCCCGGCGTCAGTTCTTTAACCTTTGCCGTGCGCGTCCAGTCCGTGTCAGAAAGCGGGTTCGCATAGGGATCGCCGGAACCGGTGTACACCCAGAACGTGGTGCCGGCGCCCTTAACGGGCTCAAGAGGGTTTGGTGTTGGCATAATTTCCTCACATCACATAAGAGACAGAATATTGCAGGTCCGCCGAGCCCCACGTCGCCAGTTCGTCATCGCGCTGGTAGTCGTAGCCCCGGGCAGACATGGTTTCGAGAACGCCGGAAAGCGTGGGAATGCTGGCCATGACCGGATAAATGTTGTTTTCCATCCATTCATCCAGCGCCGAATCGGTGTCATCCCCTTTCAGAAAAACTTCGATATGCAACGTCGCTCGCCACATATCTTCGTCAACGGATTCGTCGGAAGACTCGGCGTCCGTGAGATACACAGCCACCGCCGGCAGATCCTGCGCGTCCAGTACGGACGGACGGCCATCAAACCAGGTCACAGCCTGAGCATTACCCGCCTTCAGGGCGTCAAGCACAGCTTTACGAATCAAAGGGTGTTTCATCTGGTGACTATCAGCCTCAGTTGGTTGCGAAGCGCGGCGGCCATCTCTTTAGCCAAATCGGTTTCGGTCAGCCGCTTACTTTCTTCCTTAAACGCCGTGGTTAAGGGTACTGCCAGCGGGATACTCACCACCTCAACCGGATATCGCGCCCGGGTGGTGCGGCGAAGCACATGCCAGCGCCCGTTTTTCAGTTGCTGAATGAAACCGCCGGGAAAGGAAAGCTTACCGATGCGCAGTACACTGCCGGCACCGGATACGTCACGCCTGCGGCGGGAAAGCCTGACGCTGGCGACGCCCAGTTTGATGGCGGGAAGATTTCCGCGGTTGACCCGGATGGTAGCCAGCGGTTTACGGACGGTGGCTTTCTTCAGGCGGGCACGCTGGTTAACCAGCCTCCTGGGTACTTTCGTCTGTCCCGCAACACGCCGGGTGCTGTGGCTGACAGCCCGCACGGCCACGCGGTTAACAGCCTGAGAGGATGCACGCGGTACCGCGGTTTTACTGATGCTTTCAAGATTGGCGATGGCCTGCTCCAGTCCTTTGATGGACATGCTGCCCCCTTATTCAATCCAGATTTGCGGCTTTCCGTTGAACGTTTGCTGACGGGTAATTTTGTACGTCTCACCTTTCCAGATGACGACATCATGCCGGCGCGGTTTCAGTGAATCCGAAAACACAACGAGGGACAGACCCTCACCGGCCAACGGTCCCATTTCAGCCACAAACTGGCTTTCGATGGCGTCATACCCGGTGCCATTAATCAGCACACGCTCTCCCATCTGCCGGACAGTGGCGGCGTCCATGCGCGCCACCATTTGCCGGAAGCGGTTAGCCATTCAGCCTTACCGCGACTGAAGTGGCATTCGCGCCGGCAGCTTCCCAGGCTTTGCCGGCCGGTACCGCTCCGGTCGCATCCAGCTGGATTTTTCCGCCTTTGATATAAACCGCCTTGCCCTGGGCGATATCATCTGCGGCCAGTTTTGGCAGGATCACGACGCCGGTCGTGCGTCCGTCGCCGGTTTCACCGGGTGCGATATCAACGATTGCCACTGCGACAACGTCACTGATTACAACGGGTGCGCCACTGAGGATTGCGGAAGCGCCACTGTTAGTGATGGCGATGGTATTGCCATCCTGAAGATAATTTTTCATGAAAGTCTCCACGGCCCCTTGCGGAGCCGAATTTCAGACACAAAAAAAGCCCTGACGGGCCACGGGAACTACAGGGGTGAGATTATTTACCGGTGGATTTGACCAGGCCGCGGTAATCAAGCGGCGCCACACCCGCGTCGATACGCACTTTGGTGGCCACACCGTCTGTGGTGAAACCCTCCTGCTGATCGATGTACGGCGTATCGACGCCGTTCAGGTAGGCAACCTCAATGGTGTCGCTGCCTTTCCGGGCGGCCAGGTACCACGCAGCCGGGTCAGCATCATCAAGACGGGGCTCAGAAATGATTTCTGCAAAGTTCCGGATCGGGTTTTCGATACCGGCGTTGACGTCAGCACCCTTCACGCTGGCAGACTTGATGGTCTGGCTGGCTAAAGTTTCCAGCACCGTCGGTACCAGGACGAAAGCCGGGCGAATGTTAAGCGAGCGCTCCCCTTCTTTCTGTACACGCATCAGCTGGCGCGCTTTATCGAGGCTGGTGACATCGATAGCGCCGTTCGAGAGGTTTTTGTGATCGGCACTGAACAGCGCCTTACCGTCTGACAGTTTCGGGTTTTCAATCAGTACCGCATAAACCAGATCGCCGATGGTGGCCTTCGCGGCACGCCCCATTTTGGTGGGGACATCAGTCAGCTGGTTCAGATCATCATTGATGATGGCCTGGCGGGTAATGGAGAAAATCTCACCGTAGGTCGCCAGCGCGATGGTCTCGCCTTTATCGCCGGTGGTCACGTACTTATATTCAGCACCTTCGCGAACCTGACGCAATGACGGGAAGCCGCCCATACCAACACGATGCGCGGTCTTGAAGTCGCTCAGGCTGCCTTTCTTGGTCCACAGCTCAAAGGTTTCCTCGGCCTCTTCCCAGCCCTGCAGTAGTGCCTTGTTGGCAACGTCCAGCAGGATATTACCGAAATCAGAGGTGCTGTGGGTCAGCGCGAAGCCGACCATCTGCATCGGGTTATAACTTGCCACGCCGATACCGCGTTCTGTCAGGGACATACGCGCATACTCACGCAGGGTCATGCCGTTGTAGACGTTATCGCGTACCACATCTTCATAGCCGGCACGGGCCATCAGCGCCTGGCGAATACCGTCGCCCACGATATTCCCGTTACCCGCATAGATGTGGGTGGTGCTGGTTTTGTTGGAAGGGGTCGCTGTTTTGCCGAGCTCCGCCAGCAGCTTGTCCTTGGCCTGCTCAACGGTGCAGTCCAGATCGGCAATACACTGCGCCTGCAGATCCTGGTGGCGGTTGCCGAACATGGCAAACAGATCATTAATGCCGTTGAGCCGTTCACGCTGTTCTGCAATCACCTGGGCACGGATGGTGTCAGCGTTTACCGGATTCTGTGGTGCATCCTGCGGCGCGGGGTTTTGCGGATCGCGGGTGGCGGTGTTGCGCGGCGGGGTGACCATATTACGAATGCTTTTTGGCATCTTCTCAAATTCCTCAATACGTTTTGAATGGATACAGGCCATCGCCTGCAGTGACGGGGTCACCTGGTCGGCAAAACCCTGAGCCAGGCACTCTTCGCCGGTAAGCCAGGTTTCGTCTTCCAGCATGGCGGCAATCTCATCATGAGATTTGCCTGTTTTGGCCGCGTAGGCCGGGATAAGAACACTTTCGACTTTGTCGAGCAGGTCGGCATAGTCGCGCATGTCATCTGCATCGCCGCCCGCGAAACCCCATGGCTTATGGATCATGAGCATGGTGTTTTCCGGCATAATGACCGGGTTACCGACCATCGCGATGACCGAGGCCATTGACGCAGCCAGGCCATCGATATAAACGGTGATGGCGGCGCCGTGGAACTTCAGGGCATTAAAAATGGCGATGCCGTCGAAGACATCGCCACCCGGCGAGTTAATGTGCAGTTTGATGTGGGTGATATCACCCAGGGCTTTAAGGTTGGCCACAAACTGTTTTGCCGTTACCCCCCAGTAGCCAATTTCATCGTAGATGTAGATCTCGGCCTCGCTGTCGGCGCTGGCCTGCATACGGAACCAGCTATTTTTTACGCTGGCTTTCGGGCGGTTCATTACCCGGTTTCGTTTCCTGGACACTGGTGTCTCCTTTGTCATTTGCCGGGTCTGTGTCGAACACCAGCCCCTGTTTGCGGTTTTCATCAACCTCTGCTTTGCGGCGGCGTTTTACGTCATCCGGATTGGCACCGCGCGCGCGCACCCATTCGCTTTCCGTGGCCGCGCCACCGCGTAACAGCAGCTTCCACGCCGTCGCCTCTTTCACCGGATCAATCCACGGCATGACCGGCCCCGAATACACCGCGTTAAAAAGCGAAGCCTTATCCATACCGCGTGGCAGCTGGATTTCTCCTGAGGCGACAGCCATCTTCAGCCATGCGCGGTACATCGGGCGGGTGATTGCGGCAATAAACGCGTCCTGGAGAATGAGGTAACCTTCAGTGGACTCCACCAGCTCCTGGCGCTGGGCGCTGTAGGTACCGTCATAATTCCGGGCGATGCTGGAGAAGCTGCCGCGTGAACCCGCAGCAACCGCACGCAGCTGGCCGTTGCGGAAGGTTTCGAGGTTGGGATTGGGCCGGTCGGATTTGATCATCCCGATATCTTCACCGGGACGCAGATCGTCAAACAGCATGCCGGGTTCGATATTAAGCTCGCGTGACCCGCTGTCAGCATCGTCAGGATAGGACTGGCCGTCCCCTTTTTTGATGAACATGCCCAGCGCGGCAGCGATACGCGCTGCGGTCAGTTCGGCGTCCTCGTATTCCTTCAGTGCAGACAGGCGCATCATCACACCCGCCAGCAGGGAGTTACCGCGTAACTGGTGCAGGCGGCGCATGAACTTCAGATGCAGCATGTTTTCAGCGACAATATCTTTGGTTTCGCCCAGCATCATCCCTTCAGCGGGCATGTTGCGGTACACCAGATATTTCACCGGACGCCCCCAGTCGTTCAGATAGATGCCCTGGCTGAGTTTCTGGCTGGGATCGGTTTTTTCCAGCGGGACGAAATCCGGCTCCAGCGCCTCGAGCCAGAACGGGATGCCCGCCACCGGTGACAGACCGTTTCCTGTACCGCTTACCAGCTGGGCAAAGACTTCACCATCACGCAGCCAGGTTCGCGCCATCAGGCGCTCAAGCACAGGCCGCGTAAACTGCCCGGTTACGTCCGGAGAAACCGACCATTCCGCCCATTTTGCACGGATTTGTGTGGCAAGCGCGTCAGCCAGCTGACCGTTTGCCAGCAGCGGTTGGGGCTCCACAATGATGCCTTTCGCGCCGACGATACGCTCTTCCAGCTTGTCGAGTACGCCAATCACCAGATCGTGATTGCAGTCCAGCCAGCGCGCCTGCTCGCGCAGGGAGCGACCACCGAACTGGGTTAACTGGTTGGCGGTGCGGTTTTCGCGGCGGGCGCGGTGAGTACGCGTCGGCATAACCGCTTCATATGCCTGGATCACCATCCGGGAACGCAGCCGCGCCGCTTTCCAGCCCGGTGAGAACAGGCCAATTGCATTATCCAGCAGGCTCATCGCGGAAACCTCGCCAGTTTAAATCCACCGGAACCGCGTCCCGCTGCAGCGGCAGTCGCCGATGCCAGTTTTCGCTCCCACTCCTGGCGGCCTTTACGGATTTCACTGAGGTTTTCCATGGTCATCTGCTGGCCATTAAAGGTGATGGATTTCCCCTGCAGCACGGTTAGCTCCGCCTCGGTGTAGCGGTCGACCATATTCTGGATATCGTTAAGCGTCACACCCAGCCTCCTGATGTTGATGGTGCCCAAACCGAGTCACGGGAGGGTGACTTAGCCTTCGGCTGAGATACTGCCGGTACCGGCTTAGTAACAGCCTCCACAGCTGCCGGGCCATCTGCCATTTCAGCCACAACCCATGAGTCGCGGCGCGCCCATTCCGGCGCATCAGGCCATTTAATCTTTTCGTAACCATGCAGAATGACCAGCGCATGCGCATACACCATAAGGTCAAACGCCTCATTAGCGCCCTTACCGGGCTTCGTCCATTTACCATCAGGGGAACGCTCCTCATAGGTCAGTTCGTCGTAGAACCACTCCCCCAGCCAGTCGGGGAAATGAACATAGTTCGGCCCGGGAACATCACGCCAAAGGGCGTTGTTGATCCGGTCCTTCAGTGCGTTGGTTTGCAGAAGATAAAGAGGAACGTCACCTGCCGCCTTTGCGCGGCGGGAGGAGCGCCCGGTGTTATCGGGATACGTTCGGGTGATGAGTTTTGCACGTGTCTGACTGTCACCCTTGAACAGCCAGACTTTGCGCTGCAGACCGTCACGGCGACAGCGCCGCCAGAATTCATAAGCGTTATCCGTCACCCCGTCTTCACCGCCGGAGTCCACCGCCATCGCCATCAGGCCCATGCGCTTTCCGGGCTCGCCTTCGATCGCCCAGGTTTTCTCCAGCACATCCGTGCGCAGCAGTTCCCAGTCCTCCGGGTAACTTGCCGGATCGATGTGAAAACTTTCGCCGTCGGCGTTGGTACGCAGGGACTGAAGGATGTTGTAGCGGTCCACTATCCACCGCTCACCCTGTGCGCCGTAACCCACGACCTGAACAACAAAACGGCGGTTGCGTCCGCCCTGCACATCAACCGTGGCCACAAGAAACTGAACACCGGCAGGCACCCGGCGTTTTTCCACCGGCTCGGCGCGCTGTTGCAGCGCTTCACCCTTACGCTGGTTAAGACCGGATCGCGGAAGGTAAGGAAGCCCCCAGTCGGTATTGATAACCGTCTTGAGTGTTTCTTCACTGCCCGTAACCTCGTAGTCCTGCTCAGCCGTCAGCAGCTTGTAAACCAGTTGTGCCCAGGTCTGATATGCCGCGGCAGGCCCCTCCATCCAGAACGAGGCGATGCGGGAACGCCGCGCCTCGCCGGTGACAGTGCCGTCGCGATCAATGTGCTGCCCTTCGCGCAGCCAGACCCCTTTCAGGTTGAGCGTACGCTTCATGTCCGCGGTGATTTTCCCGTTGCATGACGGGCAGCAGATATGCGCGGCTTCGCTGGCTTTAACGGTGTCACTGATTTCACGGTAGCCAGTCATGGCATGCATTTCCGGCTGGAAATATTCGCCGCAATGCGGGCACGGCCAGTACCAGCGGCGGCGATCGCCACGGTTATAGAGCGCCAGAATGCCGGTAGTTGGCGGCGCTTCATGGGGCGACGTGCGCCGCCATTTGGTATCAATGATGTCCCGCCCGGGAGAGCTTTCCACAAGCGTCATACCCGAGGACATAAAGGTGGTGGTACGTTTTGAGGCAAGCGAAAAGGCATCACCTTCCCCGTCGATATCCTCGGGGAAACGATCATAATCAGTCAGCGCAACGCACTTGTAATCCGAGGAGGACATGATGTTCACTGACGGCCAGCCGATCTTTAGGTAGTTACCTGCCCGGAACGTGCGATCGTGAACGTTATTATCGTTACGCCGTGGACTGAGCCGGCTCTTTACCTCAGGACTACAGCGAAAGGTACGGTCAAGACGCTTTTTCGAGTGTTCGCGCGCCTTCTCCTCCGTCATCTGTATGATCAGCATATCGGAGGGGTCACAAACCACGTTGTAAACCACCCACCCGTCAATCAGGCCAATAGTTTTCCCGGTTCGTGCCGGGCCTACAAACACGACGGCATCATATTCACGCGATGCCAGGCAGTTCATTGGCTCTATAACGTAGGGTGCAAGGTTCGGGTCCCACGGTACCGAGTTACCTGCGCCCATAGGGACACGCATATATTTACTGACCGCCTCGGCCACCAGCATGCGTCGCGGGGCTCGAAGAATTCCAGGCATATCCCTGCGGATACCCCTTGCGGATGCCCGCTTCGCCATCAGTCCTCCTCAGGCTGGTCCTCCTCCGGTTCGGCGTCCAGAACCCTCTGGGCTATCTGGTCGCGTAGATCATCAATAACGCTCTGCACACGGGCGACAGCTGCGGGCGATAAGGCACAGTCACGCTCCAGAATGTCGGGTAACGTTTCCAGAACCTGCACCACGGCCTTTGACATGACAGCAAATTCCCGGGCGACCTGCTCCGCCGGAATGAGCTGCCCCGTTTCCTGCTCGAACTTGATCCGTTCGTTCTCAGCTTTCCAGTGAGCCAGCCTGTCAGAGGGTTGCATGTCATCCACAGTGGCGGAAACCGTGGGCACCATAAGTTCCGTCAGGATGTCGGTGACCAGAAAAAGTTTCAGCTTGCTGTTACTGCCAGGGGCTGGCTCGACGTTTTTAAGCCTGGCGGCTACCGTCTGACGATGCACATTCGTGATCCCGGCGAGCTGGTTGATGTTGAGCTTCAGGGAAGCGATTTCCTGGTCCATGATGGTGAGCGCTTTTTAACCGTTTCGACATCTTTGCAAATCGCCACCGCGAAAAATCAGCGACTTGCGCACATGATGATGATGACCACAGATCTCAAAAACCAGCCGTTTTCCGCGTGCCCGCCGCCTCGTGGTTAAGCCCCCCTCCGGGAGGACCCGCCATGATGAGATATATTCTCATTTGCATTTGAGCGGCACTTCATTTAGCCGTCTAGATATCTTTCATGGACGATTAAGGGCGAACTAATCAGCGTCCGCAATTGAAAAGCAATCCACCCGGCTTCAGCGCGTTGCGGATGGTATCAGACAGAGCCTGATCGATACCCCGCTGAAGCCTGACTGCATCTGATTCCCGTTCAGCAGACAGCGCATTTAACTGAGCCACCAGCGACTGGAACACTTCACTGTTACACACGGCATCAATAACGGCTTGGCGCATGTCATCGCTAAGGCATGTTTTGGATGCGATTACGCTCCCGGAAAAAACATAGGCGTTATCTTTTAAGGTGAAAGCTTTGGAGTCCGGTAAATCTTCGGCATTTTTCATCAGGCGGTCATCTGACTGGCTTTTGAAGTCGTCATTATGACCAGTCGTGATGCCGCCACCGATACTGGCGTTATGGATTGTTCCCGGCTGGATAAACGCCTCTTTGATGAAGTTCTTTCCTACCTGAACGCTAAATGCTTCAAACGCTCGGGTCAGCTTATTGATCACTTGCATGACTTCCTGGTGCTCGCTGGCTTCAGTTTTGACGCCAGCATTCAAGTTGTAAGTGCTCTTCTGCAATGAATCAGGCTCACCCGCAATATGCGCCTCTCCTGATTTATTCAGGTGCCAGCCCGTTTCGGAATTTTGCGCATCGCTGTTATCTGATGCGTTACGAAAGAAGCCATCAATGCGGTTGAGATAGTCACTGGCATCAGTGGATGAAACACCATCAAGCCAGTCGCTGGATCGCCAGTTACGGGATTTACCGTTTTTATCCACCAGCCGCAATCGTACCTGCAAGCGTTCGCCTGCCTTCAGTCCGCCGATTAGCTTTCCAGTAAACGGCCATGGAATAAATTCTTTATCCATCCGGCCATCAGCGAACAAACACTGTAATTCAAGACGGTTGCCCCAGAAACTTCCATCAGGCCATTTCCAGTGAACCTTTACACCCCATAGCGCGGGTGATACTCCCTTGACGGGAAGATCTAAGCATTCGGACATTTTTATTTCCTTTTAGACGTGAGCCTGTCGCACGGCAAAGCCGCCGAAAGTTAACGGTTTGCCCAGGCTCACAGCTGAAAGACTTTCTTCGATGTGCGCGTGCGATGCGCATAAAAAAACTGCCGGGGGTGGCAGTTGAATATCACTAAATTACCAGGTTTTCTATGGCGTTAACCGCTTCGAGTATGAGAAAAATCCCATGCCAAATCCTTGCAATTTGCTTACATTAGTAACGTAACGAATATGCATTTGCATGCTCTAAGCAACAGACTGGATTTCATGTTGCTCAGAGTTTTTTTCTTTTAATCCCTGATGTCAATCTCTCATGCGGTAACAGTTTCCCGTGAAACCTATAACTGGTACTCCACCAGTTTAAGATAGGCGGCAAGCGCCTCTGCGGACGAAACATATCTGTCTGACGCAACATGGATCGCAACCACGCTCCCGTTAGGTAGCGTAAACATTGCAACCCTGACAGGAAGCTTCAGTGCATTACCCTTCTCACGCATATATGTCATCCATTCAGTACCGGCAGGTATCTGAATCAGTTCAACTGGTTTTTTTCCAATAAAAAAAAGTGCATTCACCAT